TGCCCAAACCAGCAGCTAAAGCTCCGGCTCCTGCTAAACCTGCCAAGCCGCCTAGTCCACCCATGCCACCGCCAGACCCAGAAAATGATCCGGCGAATCTATCTAATAAATTTGCACCGCCTGTTTGTGCTGTTTGCCTTAATTGTTGTAATTGAGCTGGATCCATAGAGGCTAATTGATCTGGAGTCATTGCATTTAAAGTAGTTTGTGCTTGCTCTGCTGCTTGTGCTGCCTCTACTTGTGACATAGTTCCACTGCCTAAACCAAATCTATTTGCTAAACCTTTGCCTGCCTCTGGACCGCCAAAATAAGAAGATCCTGTCTCGCCGAACATACCACCACCGAGTAAGCCAGATTTAGTGGTCAAGGCATTTGCTATGCCTCCAAAATTTCCTGCGGTTGCACCGCCTGCAATAGATGAAATTCCTGGTATACCCAAGCCTGCTATGCCTTTTACTCCACTTGAAATTAAGCCGCCTAATCCAGTCGTGCCAGACATGCCAAGCGCTCCACCGATGCTACCACCGATGCCACCGAGAACACCACCCAAAGCAGTTCCGACTCCCGGTATAAATGCTGCAATCGGCGCTACTTTTTTGACTATTTTGCCGAGCTTTTTACCAATTTTTTTAAAAAAACCAAATTGTTCTAAACCGGTTGATTCATTAAGACTGGCTATACCCATGCCGACTACCGCCTCTTCTGGATTAATGCCTAATTGATTAAACTTGGTTTCAACCATGCTTTCAAATTCTGGATCCTCCATCATCTCTGGAGGTAAAACTATTTCTCCTGGTCTTAAATGAGCAAGCATGGTGTCTTCGCCACCACCTGCTTGTGCTAACTGTTGAGCCATTTCACCCATGGGTGCCATAGATTGGACCTGCAATTTTTCTATCATGCGCATAAGGCCTTCTCTTTCTTCGGGATCGGAAGTGCCTCTTGCTGCATCCATTAAAGCATTAGTTGTGGATTGCATTTCATTTTCGTTTATGACTGCACCAGATTCCGGCCGCAATAAACTCATTGCAGCTTGATCTATTTCTGCATCATTAATCGCCGCACCAGACTCAGCGCCAAGCGCCTTCTCCAACGCTGATCTTATTTCTGAATTTCTTATAACTGCGCCAGACTCCGGTGATCTTTGGACTTGTTCCAATGCTAATTGAAACTCAGGTGTGTTTTTTAGCTCTGGTTGTTCTTTAGCTTTTTGTAAAAAATTTAAAGCCGTAGCCATTGGCACTGATGCTGGTACAGCAGCTCCAGTTTCTTGCATGTAAGGCCCGCCTGTAGATGCAATTTTGCCCATGGATCCTTTTGGTAGTTTGTAAATTTTTGCTAGTGTGTCTTCTAATGCCATATCTATCCTATTGTTACTGTAACTGCACCTATGCTCATTGTAGCAGAAACTCCGGTCACATAAGTTTGGTGCTCATACAGGTTTCTAAATTCTGTTCCATCAAAAGCCTGGTGAACCTCTGTTGTAGTGTTAAATATAATCGAGCCTGTAGCGAATTGCAATTCGCCAAGCTCGGTATTTGTGTAGCCTTTTGTAACATCTAAGTCTGCTGCACCCAGGTTTATTTCTAAAATTCTTATTAAACGGTTAAAAGTATCGACAGTTACCTCTGGCCCTTGTGCTTGCGGCAGTCTAGTCGGTAGTAACTTAGCCATTATCTACGTCCAGATGGTTGTATGTCTAAGCGAGTGTCTCCCAACCTCCATTTAAAATCTTTTCTGTCTGATTCACTGTTATCGTCATCGGATTCAAAGCGCAATACAAATTGCCTTGTCCTGGTTCTTAAACTTGAAAAAGTGCTTGATGTGCCTATCTGTGTGGTTGAATCGGTTGATAAAGACTGGCCATTAAAGTCTCTTCTTTTAACTACTACATTTACTGCTGGTGTCGGACTTGTGCCTGTTTCTGTTTGAAAAAGTATGTCTGGGATTATTTTTTTAAGAAAGACAAAACTCTCGCCGTCCGTCATATCTATGTCGGCAGATTCTATAAACACATTGTCCATGGAACTGCTGTCATCGTTAGCACCTTTTTCGTGTTCGTAGATATATTTAGTGTCGCTTGATTCACCCGCAGCCAGTGGCTTTTCATTAATGCCAGAATTAAGCCAAGAGTATCTTTCCAAAGTTCCTATGCTCCAGGAGTTTTCCTCATAATTATAAATAACATATCTGGAGATCTCATTCGTGTTATCTGTGTTAGATGGATAGAAAAACCATATCTCAGAAAACTCTTCGTTGAGGCCAGCAAAACATTTAAACGCCTGGCCCACATCTAAATCACCGAATACATAATCTTGCACCGAACAAGGCAGCTTTTTAACCGAGCCGTTGTAAAAGTAAAAAGCGTTTTTTGACATAAAGAAAACGCCATTTGGGCCATTGGCAAATGCCTTGGGCCCAATAAGGCCAGCGCCTTCATTAATTAGGTTGACTGCAAAAGTAAGTGGTGGCCCGATAAATTGCATGCTGTATAAAGATGTGTCTGTCCAGATCAAAACCTCTTGCCTAGATTTTATGCCACCAATAATTGTGGATCCGCTTGATAAACGCAAAGAACCAGCAGAGTTGGTGTTGAGTGGCTCAAACTCTAATTCGTTTTCTTGATCGCTAAATGCAATCAACATTGGATCTATAGCACCAGTTCTTGAACCGCCACTTAAAGGATCTGCGCCCAGGACAATTAAATGTCTGTCTGTTTCAGATGTAATCACTTGTAAAGCCTTGGTCGGCACCTTATTGGCGCCAGATATACCAGATAGCTCTACGGCCCTTGTAGACACGCCATTACTTTCAAGCCACCTGTAAATACCGCCATTGCGTGGGTTGATAATTAAGTTTTCACCATAGTTATCGTGTGTCCATAATCTTAGCTGGTTAGTATCACTTAATGCTGTAGCAGCACCCCAACCGCCTGCACCCCAGGTACCCACACCCCAACCGGTACTATCAACATAAACATCCAGGCCAGAATTAATTTGATATTCAGCATCGGTTGCAGATCCACCGTTACCAGAGTCACTTGCGTTAGCTGTTACCGTTGCGCCGTCCGTATCTTTAGCCGTAATCTCAAAAGTATTGGCCCCAGTAACCAAGTTAATTTGATATTCTTGATTTAAAACAGCAGCAGTAATCAAGCCACCTAGTGACACAGCGTTTGAAAAAGTAACAAAGTCACCATTGACAGCTCCATGTCCTGTTTCTGTAACCGTTATAGTTGAGGATCCATTGGTGGCGCCGAATGTCGTTGAATTTGTTGAAGATCTGCGAATTGGGGTAACATCGTAATAAACGTTACCGTTTTCAACATAGTATTTGTTGGTTGTGCCTATGCCAAGATATTCAGTGCCGTCTAATGCAATCCAGGCATGTAAACCTCTAGGAGATCCAACAAGAGAGCTGGTTCTGTATTTTTCCCAACCGCCTATTTTTTCAACGCGGCCCTTTCTGAATCGAATAAAGTTGCCGTCTACCCAACCACCTTCGTTTGAGTAGTCAGTTTCCTCTTTATTGATCCCTGGTTTAAAATTAACTTTGGTGAGTGGCATTTTTAAATTCTACCATAATAGAAATTTAATTAAGCCAATCTTATAATTGCACCTGTAGCTGTTGCGCCTGGGAAAACAATCGTAAAATCACCTGCGGTAGATGTCTTGTCGCCACCAAAATCAATAGCACAAACTGCCTTATCACCATTGGTGTCATTATAAATTAAACAACCTCTTGCAGTTACAGTAGCATTGCTAAATGTTAAATCTGCAAAATCACAAATTGCAGTTGTACCAGAGGCCACGGGAGTTACGTTTGTTAAAGCGCTGCCGCCAGATGTGTAGTTAGTTCCAGATGCTTGCCCGGTTGTGGTAAAAGCTGTAGTGCCAGCACCTAAAGTTGCCGAAGAGGTGTAAAGCGCTAATTTAAAAGAATTGCCGCTGCTGTTAGTAAAGTTATGTGTTCCAACCAAAAGTTCTTGCTTAAAACTTGTGCATATTGCCGATGTAATTGCCATCTTATAGCTCCTTAATAATATCAGCCATGTCACTCTGACCTTGTTTTTTTAACAAATTCACTAGAGTTGTATTTTTAGACTCTATTGCATTTTTAATACTATGTAAGATTACATCATAAACTTGTTTTTGGAAAGCAAGAGCCTGCTGTTTTACATGCTCTGGTGCATTGTCTGAAATGTCACAAATTTTCTTGGTTGCTTGTGCTGCCCAAAATTCTGGTGGGTGGCCACCATTTTCTGTGGCATGAACTGAAATTTGTCCTAGTTCAAATAGTCCGTCAACATTCATCCTTTGTATGGCTCTGGTGGAGCAACATCCTCATTAATTTTTAAACCGTGCTTTTCTAACTGCTCGTTTATTTCATCGTAAGGGCCAATAATAAATTTGCCTTCGTGGGGTATTGCAACCAGTGGTTTTTCTAATCTATGAAAACCATAAAGTTTTTCTGTGGCCGGCACGTTTGAGTCCAGGACAGTAGATCTGCCACTCATACCTACCAATATGTCGTTTTCCATGCACTTGCTGATCCAAAACTCAACACACGCTCGGCCCGCCTCGGCAAAGTGCATGTTTTCTTTGTATGAAAAATCTATACCAAATAGATCTATTCTGCCAACCTTGCTCCACAAAGCGTAAGCTATTGCATAAGCAACCGTATTATTTAAGTAAGCGCATTTGGTAGCATTGCAAACCTCGTTAATTGGAAACATCACTGGGTTCTTCACTCTCTCGTCAAGTTCGCAGGTAAAAACCGGTACATCTGTGTTGCTTAGTAAACTTGTCATTACATTGGTTTGTAAACCAGCATCGGTACTATCAAAAAATCGGCTTGCTGGATCTAGCATAAATATTTTGTCGCACGGGTAAGTTGCCCCGGCAGAGTTGATGCACCAGACCTCATCCCATTTGCGGCCATTTTGCAGGCCAATAGCAAAATCAACCTGGCTAATGCCTAGGCCAACGATTGCAACCTTTTTGCCTTCTAGGGATTGTTGGGGTGTATTTTGGGTTTCTTCTTTTGTTAATTCGATCACTAATTTACGCCGGTGCGTAATAAATCGTATCTATATTCGTCTCGTGTGCCACGACCTTCTGATAGAGTTTTCATTCTAGCTACCGCCTCCTTAAAGCGTCCCTCGAACTGGGCAACGACATCTAGCGGTTCCTTTAAGAAAACTGCGCCTTCTACTAACGTGCCGTACAACAATGCGTCCGGATAATCCGTAGACAAAAATGTTGTACCGCTGTCACTACCACTCGTTAAAGAGACTGGTTTATATAAATAATGTAATTCTACCGTATAGTCTGCGTCTGGTACAGGTGCTACCTCAAACGCCGTATCATCAAACAAAGTATAATATTTTGGTTGGCCTCTGGTTGTGCTGGTAGGAGCATATTCTTTTACAAACGATGAATGTTTAAAATCTAAATAGTCGTAAGTATTGCTGCTGATAACCGCAAGACTAAATGGTGCATAGAAATCTGTTGGCGTGGCCAAAAACCTATTATTTGTAGAGAGAGATCCCTGGACATTTTTTCTTTGTTTCGGCAGCTGAACAAGTTTAAATATTCTGTTTTCAGCCTCTTGAATAAAAGTTGGTAGCTGATTGGTAAAGGTCGTTTCAGAGACTTGCAGATAATCCTGGACCGCTGTTTTTAATGTTGAATATGTAAAACTCATGTTGTTGTTACCGTAACTGATCCTATATTAGCACTTATATCAAAAGTTGTAAGCTGAGATCCTAGTTTTCCATCGCCTACGTTTGTGTAAACCACAAAGAAATTATTGTCTGTGGGTTTTTCTGGCCTTGCATTTCTTATGGCCTGCGGATCCAGTGGTGCGGGCCGAGGCATAATTTGTGGATGCTTAGGATCAAACTGATCTGGGCCCACCAGGAGTCCGTCCCAAGTTTTCTTCATGTCTTTTAATTTATAGCGAAATCCTGTGATGTCACAGATACCAAAAGCATGTTTACCAGATGCAAATGCCATTATGCGTTATTGTAGCTCCGAATATCTGGAGATATTCTGAATGACGCTCTATCCTCATCGGTGGATAAGGCCCTGGTAAACTCTTCTTCATACAAACCTTTTAACATAGCAGTTCTTTCTGGCGCTCTTTTCAAAGATATGTAATATGCTAGGCCTGCGGCCAAGCAAGGATAGAACCTAAAAGGCATGTCTAGTGTGTTGGTTGCTGCGTCCGAATCATCCATTCTGGTTAATACATTCATGTAAACCGTGTAAGCACTAGACTTATCTGGAGCAGGCCAAACTGTAATAGTCGGTGACAGCTGCTTGTTGATAAAAAATTGATTTGGTTTTCCGGTTGTGGACTTGGTAACGATATGAGAATACTCAGCTCTGCTTAACCTGGTCATGGGTAGATCTGTTGACTCAGAGCTTACAGTTTCTCTTATAAATACATCTAATACATCAATCGGAGCTGTGCTGTTGGTGCTGTCGATGTTGTAAGATGTGGTGTCTTTTACCATATCCACTGTTTTTTGTGCTATGGTCCACTGATTCAAACCTCTGTTGGCCCATTCGGCTAACATAAGGTTTAGACTTCTGTTTGCTGTTTTAAGATCGTAGCCAGTTCTCAGCTCTAAGCCGCAACGCTCAAAAGCCTCTTCTATGTATTCTGCTACATCTGGTTCAAAGTTTTTACTGTTCGATGTCGCCATCTTCTTCTCCCGGAGCGTATAGATTATTAAACGTTATGTTTGGATCCATATAGCTCTCATGTTGTTCCGCTGAATGTGTCCATTGCGAGGGCATAAAATCCGGTGCTCCTTCGCCTACACGCCACAAAGCAGGGTTTGTTGCTCTTACTCTATTATTAGGTAATGCTACAAAATTTCCAGTGTACTCACCAGCGTCCGTTAAATATAACACATGTGATTGTTTATGTTGAGCCGGATCGTCTGCTATTGAATTTTCTGTGTAATCCACAGTGAACAAATATTTGCCTGTATAAAACTCGCCACCTATTTTGCAGATCCACGGAGACGAACTTACACGATCCATGGTTATAACCGAATGATGATGACTTAAACAGTCCCAGGGTTGGGCCAAATGATCTTCCATGGGTTCTGGCCAGTCTTCCAACGGTATGTCTGCTACCAGTGCCTCTATTGGCATCCGGGCCCACATAGCACCGCCATGTACGTTTGGTTCATCTTCCATGTCATCTATTTCACAGCCAGTAAAAACCACCTGGAATGAAAGAGATCTATCTGGAATTGTATTGACCGCAATAACCAAAGCGTGCAAATACTCGCCATGGTAATTAGAATGATTAGCTGTAAACTCTTTTCTTACCCAGCATTTAAACTGCGGGATATTTGATATTAAATACGCCACTATATTTAATTATTATATTTTTACAGTTTATCTCTAACAGATTTTGGTATGTTACTAAAACCTGGATTTGCTTTCATTTCAGATGCTAAAGCAGCTCCGCCTTTTGACATATACTTAGTGCCTTTCATTGCACCACCTTTGGCCATGTATTTAGTGCCCTTCATTGCACCGCCCTTAGCCATATATTTAGTGCCCTTCATAGATCCACCTTTAGCCATGTATTTGGTGCCCTTCATAGCGCCGCCTTTTTTCATGTACTTTGTACCTTTCATCATTGCTCCTATTATCTTCCGTAAAGACCCATATTAGATCTTTTGGTTATCTTACCACCTCTAGCGGCAAAAGTTTTAACGTTTGTAGGCTTGCCACCTACCCCTTGTTTCTTTGCTCTTTTTCTGCTGACGGCAGATTTGATTTGTGATTTGCTCATGCTTGCAGCTTTTGCAGCCGGTACACATTTTGGGTATTTTCTTTTGGCATCTGCTTTTTGTTTAGATCTCCCACACTTTGCATAGCCACCGCCTTTTTTCTTAGATCCTATGTCGACCCAATCTTCTTTAAACCACTTAGTCAATCCGCCTTTTGGTTTAGATCCCTTGCTTACAGATTTGCCAATGCTACTTCTGCTTATGGCCATAATTTTAACTTCTAGGAACTTTTGTAGGTTTGCGCTTGCTGTTCATAATTGCGCCACAACCTCTAGCCTGGAGCTCCACACTGCCACCGTTTTTCATAAATCCCATTTTATTACGAACTCTGGTAGGTAGTTTACCCAGACCTTTGTTGCCAGCTGGCACGGGTCTTAAATTTTTATTACTCACTTCGCCTCCTTCTGCTTTTTTTGCGCCTTTATAACCGCCGCCGCGTTTTTTATAAGTTTTTACCAACCAGGCATTAGCATAAGCAGACGGATAAACGTCAAACTTACGTTTAGCCTCCGACTTTACTCTTGAATATAGGCTAGGGTTAGTTACGTTACTTGGTGTTTTAGATTTAGCACTTCCGCCTTTGCCAAACTTGATGCCTTGTAAGGTTTTTGCTTGTTGAGCGTGAGTTTTGCTGGCTTTTTTTAATCCTCTAATAACTTTGTTCACTTTTTGTTTTGCCATTAGCACTTCCACCTTCTTCTTGCTTGCCTAATTCTGGAATTAGGATCGTTTCTAGTTTTAGCAGAGCTTTTCTTTAACTGCCCAAGAGATCTTGCGCAATAAGACTTACGCCTTTTAGCAGCTTTGCTACCTTTTTTTACTTTACCTGTTACGGCTGTTTTTAACTTAGATCCAGGATTTGCCTTTCTGTAAGCAGCAACGCCCTTTTTGGTCATTCCTGCTCCAGACTTGGTTTTCCGGTAATTACCGCCTTTGCCTACCGTCCTTCGGATAGGCTTAGATTTTTTCCTAGGCTTTGCCGCTGCCATTCATTAATAATTCTTATTCAAAACCAATATGATTGAATAAGTATCACCGCTTGAATGTCCGACAGTGGTGAAGTCAATGTCTCCAGTTACGCCAGATCCCGCATTGTTTGGAATCCCTGTAAATAAGTCATAGTATTCATCGCCTGTGCTATCTGCTGGTAAACCAGTTAAAAGAACATTGGTACTAGCGTCAAACTCAAGATTTACACCCATGCCTCTTGTGGCCCAATAAATTCTAGCCACCGAGACTGTGCTGCATGCTTGGCCTGCACTATTACTTGCTAATGCTGAAACATCAACTTTTTTGACTGCGCTTTCACCGCTACCATCCGAAACATTAGTAAATTTCAAGATGGCGGTTTTTTCACCATCTTGAATAGTTTGAGATGTTACTGCGTCTGCCATCTTATCTCTCTACGATAGCTGTAACGTAATCGATAGTCATGGTTTTCGCTGCGGCTGCGCCGTTTTGTATACCAAAAGATATTGTCAGCTCTTCGTTATCTGGAAGATTTGTGTTGACCACTCCAACTGGTTCTGCATTGTTTACTGAGTAATGCACCAATGAGGTATCTGGATCTACAAAGAAAGCAACAGTAACAAAAGTATCATCTGCCATAGTGTGAATCGCAGTTGTATCTGTTGATGTGCCGTCTTTTTCAACGATGAAATCTAAGTTAGTGTCACCATCGTCTTTAATAAAGAAAATACCGTCTGAAACCGCTAACGGAGTAGTATCGGTAATTTGTAGGCCCATAACAAAATCAGATTGTGTAGCATCGCTTACTTTAAATCTAGCTGAAAAATAAGCTCTTTTTGAACCTGTAATTAAAAATGACTCGCCTTTTAAGTTAAAAAAGTCAGCATCGTTATCGCCAGCCGCGTTAGTAATTAAAAACTGACCACCAGCACCAGAGGTTATTGCCTCAGTTGCGGATCCCGTGCCATCCTCAGTTGTTGTGATTGTCCAGTCACCACTGTTGTAGGTCATAAAATCATTGAAATAACCATAGTGTGTTTGGTCAGAAGGTAAAGGCATAAACATCGGTTGATCTTTTTTTGCCTTTGTTGCAACGGTATTACCCGCCCATTGGATTTGGTTTTGAAAATGTGGATTAGCCATTATGAACTCCTTTGTTTGTATTAATGGAAACCGGTAAACCGGCCCTCATCAAGCTAATTAAATATATTTAGAAAATGATACTACTAAGGAATTACTTTAGCAACTCAAAGAGTCTGCAATTTTTTGATAGTACCAGCAGGAGTTTCATGCAAGATGCCAATGCCACCGGCATTTTCCCAGGCCACAATGTTTGATTTCTTGTCATCAACCAACACATGTCCAGGTCTTGCAAAAATTGCTTTGTGTTTGCCTTTGAGTGTAGACGTAACCACAACGTGCGGATCTACATATTGTTTAGTCCAGGCAATCTTGTCGGCCACAACCAAAGGTCTGTTGATCTCGCCAGAGCAAGTTAAGATCTCCCAGGGCAAACCAGATCCTTTGACATAAGCCACTAGATCTAACATGCCTGGCATCGGCGGCAAGTTTCTAAACAAACGCTTGTTGGTGAACTCGATCTTGCGATCGTCATAGGTTTGTTCGCCGTGTAAGGGCCCGTTCAAATAGTCGGGGCCCTCAACAGCTGTAACGAAGTCGGCTAAAACTCCGTCCATATCAAGGTATATTTTTTTAATCATGCTATTCCGTTTTTTACCAAACACTTACCATAAATATGGTTAGCATAGTTGTTGAGCTTGTCTTTAATTTCTTTTTGTTCAGCATCGTGTTTTGCTTGTTCCTCTGGAGTTCTTTGAGGGTTGATTTCACACTTAACCTCAACAAGTTTTTGACAATGATGAATTGTCTTAGTCTCACAGATTTTAGCTCTTTGAGCATCGGTCAACTTAGTTTCATCAACATTATTTAGAAAATTTGCAAGTCCTTCTTCGCCAGACCACTGAGGATCTAATCCGATGGTTTTGATGTGTCCATCTTCATTTTCATAAAGAACCATGATACCGCTGTAAGTGCTTTTTTTAACAGCGCACCATTTGTCAGTCTTTGGATTCAAAGTCTGGTAACAAAGTCTGTCACCTCTTTTTGTAGTTTCGATCCAATACTTTCTTTGGGTTCTTAACTTATATCCCCAGGGATAATCTTCAACAACAACCGCATTATCAGCTGAATCTTTGTTATAAATAATATTTACAATCATTACGCCACCTCC